ATGAGGGAGCGCGGATCGTGGGCGCGGTGGTTCGGCCGCGCGCCGGAGCGGAAGGAAAGCAGGGCCGGCGCGCTCGTGGCGCTGCACCAGACGGGACGGCCGGTTTGGACCCCGCGCGATTATGAACGCCTGACGCGGGCGGGGTTCGCGCGCAACGCGGTCGCCTATCGCTGTATCCGCATGATCGCGGAGAGCGCGGCGAGCGTGCCCTGGCTCTTGTTCGACGGCGCCTACGAGGTACGGGAGCATCCGTTGCTGGATCTTCTGGCCAAACCCAACCCGGCCGACACGGGCGCGAGCCTGATGGAGCAATGGTACGGCTATCTGCAGGCGAGCGGAAACGCCTATTTGGAAGCGGCCGGGACGGGCGGGCGCCCGCGCGAACTCTACGCCCTGCGGCCCGACCGGATGCGCGCCGTGCCCGGCGCGGGCGGCTGGACCCACAGCTTCGACTATACCGTGGGCGGACAGTCCGTACGCTTCTCAAAGGGACCGGACGGATTCCTGCCGGTGCTGCACATGCGTCTGTTCAATCCCTTGAACGACCACTATGGCATGAGCCCGGCGGAGGCGGCGCAAACCGCCATCGACATCCACAACGCCGCCGCCGACTGGGGCAAGGCCCTGTTGGACAATGGCGCGCGGCCCTCGGGGGCCCTGATCTACAAGGGCACGGACGCCGCGCCGCATTTGTCGGATCAGCAGTTCGCGCGCCTGAAGGAGGAGTTGGAGCGCCAGTATCAAGGGCCGGAAAATGCCGGCCGACCTCTCGTGCTGGAAGGCGGGCTGGAGTGGCAGAAAATGGCGCTGACGCCGGAGGAATTGGACCTTAGCGGCGTGCGGTACGCCGCCGCGCGGGAAATCGCGCTGGCGTTCGGCGTGCCGCCTTTGTTGCTCGGCATCCCGGGCGACGCGACCTACAACAATTATCGGGAAGCCAATCTGGCCTTCTGGCGCCAGACGGCCTTGCCGCTGGTCGCGCGGACCGCGCAAGCGCTCACCAATTGGCTCGCGCCCCGGTTTGGATCGGGTTTGCGGATTTCCTTCGATCGCGACGGCGTGGACGCGCTGGGTCCGGAGCGGGAGGCGCTGTGGGCGCGCGTGTCGCAGGCGGATTTTCTGACGGCGGACGAAAAGCGGGAGGCGGTCGGTTATGGACGGCTCGAAGGCTGACGGCGGCGCGAAGGCGCAGGGCGAACCCGGCTGGTCGCTCGACCGGCGGGTGCCTGTGGTCCTGTTGGCGACAATTCTGATTCAGACGGGCGTGGCCCTGGTGTGGGCGGGAGAGGCGCATGAGCGTTTCGTGCACCTGGAGCGGCAAGTGGAGCGCCAGGCGGCCCTGTCCGACCGGACGGTGCGCGTGGAGGAGCGCCTGAGCGCGTTGACGGCGGGGCTGGAGCGGATCGAGGCGAAGCTCGACCGCGCCGGCGGCTGCGCCAAGGACGGAAAGTAGGGCTGCCCATGAAGGCGCAGGACAGGACCCCGGCGCGCAAGCGCGCGGGGACGGCGGCGTTCGAGTTGAAGCCACGCCCGGCGATACTGGCGGCGGGGGCCGAAGGCATCGTGGAAGGCTACGCCTCCTTGTTCGGCGCGGTCGACCAGGCCGGCGACCGGGTCGCGCCAGGCGCCTTCGCGGCGTCGCTGAAGCGGCGCGGAGCCGCGGGCGTCCGGATGCTCTATCAGCACTTGGCGGTGGAGCCCGTCGGCGTCTGGACGCTCATCCGGGAGGACGCGCGCGGCTTGTTCGTGCGCGGACGGATCGTGCCGGAGGTCGCCCGGGCGCGCGAGGTCTTGAGCCTGTTGCGGGCGGGCGCCATCGACGGGCTGTCCATCGGATACCGCACCGTGGCCGCGCGGAAAGGCCCCGGCGAAACGGTCCGCACGCTGACGGAAATCGATCTTTGGGAAGTGTCCATCGTGACCTTCCCGATGCTGGAGGGAGCGCGGGTCACGGGCGTCAAGGCTCGCGCGCCGGAGGAACGCTGGACGCAACGCATCCCCATGGGAAAGGACGGAACGAAATGGACGGCGGTTTGGAAGTGAAGGCGGGCCCGGCGCCCGCGCAAAACATCATGCAGGACTGGGAGGAGTTCAAGGCGGCCAACGACGAGCGGCTGGCTCAGATCGAGCGGCGCCTGGCGGCGGACGTGGTGACGGCGGAGAAGGTCGAGCGCCTGAACCGCGCGATGGACGCGCACAAGCAGGCGCTGGACGAAGCGGCGCTGGCGCCGGGCCGTCCGCGCTTGGACACGGGCGCGGCGAAGCCGGCGGACGGCGAGCACAAGACCGCCTGGGACGCCTATATGCGCAAGGGCGACGCCTCCGTCCTGGCACGGGTGGAGATCAAGAGCCTGACGGGAAGCTTTGGCCCGGACGGCGGCTATGTCGTGCCGCCGGAGACGGAAAGCATGATCGACCGGATGCTGGCGCGGGTGTCGCCGGTGCGCGCGATCGCCAGCGTGCGCCAGATCGGCGCCGCCGTGTTCCGCAAACCGGTCGCCTCCGGCGGCGCGTCGGCGGGATGGGTCGGCGAGACGCAAGCAAGACCCGAAACGCTGACGCCGCCTTTGTCGGTGATCGAGTTCCCGGCGATGGAACTGTACGCCATGCCGGCCGCCACCCAGAGCCTGCTGGACGACGCTTATGTCGACGTCGAACGCTGGCTGGCGGAGGAGGTGCAAACCGAATTCGCCGAACAAGAGGGTCAAGCGTTCATTAGCGGCGACGGCGTCAACCGCCCGCGCGGATTGACCACTTATCCCTTCGTCGCCGACACGAGCTGGAGCTGGGGCCGGATCGGCTATGTGGCGACGGGTGCGGCGGGAGACTTTGGGCCTTCCAGCCCTGCCGACGCGCTGGTCGATCTGATCTATGCCCCCCGCCAGGCCTATCGCGCCAACGGCAAATGGCTGATGAACCGCAATGTCCAGGCGCGCATCCGCAAACTGAAGGACGGCGAGGGGAACTATTTGTGGCAGCCCAGCGCCGTCGCGGGCGAACCGGCGACGCTGTTGGGATATCCGGTCCACGAAGCCGAAGACATGCCCGACATCGCGGCCAACAGCTACTCCGTGATGTTCGGCGACTTTCAGAAGGCCTATCTGATCGTCGACCGGGCGGGCGTGCGCGTTCTGCGTGATCCCTACAGCGCCAAGCCCTATGTGCTGTTCTACACGTCAAAGCGCGTCGGCGGCGGCGTGCAGAACTTCGAAGCCGTCAAGGCGTTGAAATTCGCCGCCTCCTAGGGGCTGCGGCATCCAAAATTCCCATCAAGAAAGGAGCGAACCCATGCGTGACCTCGTCACGAGCATCCATCCCTTGCGCGCGATCAGCCCGCAAAGCGTAACCGACAACACCGTGCTGACCAGCCAGATCGTCGATCGCCAGGGCTATGACAGCCTGACCTTCGTGGTCGCGACCGGCGCGCTGGCCGACGCCGACGCGACCTTTGCCGTGTCGGTGGAGCATGGCGACCAAAGCAATCTTTCCGACGCGACGGCGGCCGCGGCCGCCGATCTGATTGGAACGGCGGCGGAGGCCAGTTTCGCCTTTGCCGACGACGACGAAACCCGGAAGATCGGATACCAGGGATCCAAGCGCTATGTGCGGCTGAAGATCACGCCGTCGAACAACAGCGGCGCGGCGACCATGGCCGCGGTCGCGGTCCTGGCGCATCCCCATGTCGCCCCCGCCCCCAATCCGCCCGTCTAGTCAGGAGGCGCACCGACATGCCGGACAATTTTTCGACCTTCGCGGCGGGGTTGGACAGCCCCGCCTTTGACGCCGCTTCTATCGTGCCGAACGACGGCGCCGATCTGCCCACCGTTGCGCGCGCGGTCTATGTGGGTCAGGGCGGCGACGTGGTTGCGATCCTGAAAGGCGACGCCGCGTCCGTGACCTTCAAGAACGCGGCCGCGGGCTCCATTTTGCCCGTGGCGGCGCGCCGCGTTCTGGCGACGGGCACCACGGCCGCGCATCTTGTGGCCTTGTGGTGAGGCGTCCGGGACCATGAAAATCGGCAATCACATGGGCTTGGGCGCGGTCTTGCGCCCGGGCTTGGACCCCGACGCGGCGGCAATCATCGCGCGCATGAGCGTTGCGCCGGGGGCCACGAACGCCGCCGCGATCAACGCGCTGGTCACCGCGCTGAAGGCGGGCGGCGTGTGGGGCCGGCTGGCCGCGTTCCAGGTCTATGCCGCGCACGACGCCCAAGCCGCGTTGCTGGATTGGAAGCGCGCGGGCGTCTCCGCCACCCTGCACGGCTCGCCCACGCCGGTGCATCACGCCAACAAGCATTTCTATTCGGCCGGGTCGCCCGCGTACCTGAACACCAAGTTCAATCCGTCCACGGACGGCGCCGGGCTCTATACCCAGAACGACGCCAGCTTCGGCTGGTACAATGGCCACGGATCGGCCGTGTCGGCCTGGTCCGGCGCCTTTCAGGGATCGACCGTCAACCGGACGAACTTCATCCACGCGACCCCGCGCCTGGACATGGGGATCAACGACACGGCCGACCGCGCGGGCACGACGCAAGGCGCCTATGGCCGCCTGCATGGCCTGTGCAGCGTCTCGCGCACGGGCGCCGCCGCGACCGCGACCTATGTGCGCGGCACGGCCGCCGGAACGCACACCGGGACCTCCACCGCGCTGGCCAATGCGGAGATGTTCGGCTTCGCCAACAATATCAACGGCACGGCGAACAATTTCACCGCGAACAAATTGTGCGCGTTCTTTGCCGGCGCGAGCCTGAGCCAGGCGCAGACGGCGGCGCTGTCGGCCGCGCTCGACGCCTATATGATCGCGGTGGGCAATTGGCGCCAGCCCGTCGCCTGTTGGGGCGACAGCCTTACCGTGGGCGGATTGCCGCCTTATCCCGGCGACTGGCGCAACCAGGTCGAATTGGGCGGGTCGGCGGTGCAAACGGGGAACACGTACCGCTGGGTCCACAATGCGGGCGTGATCGGTGAGACGGCGGCGCAAATCCGCGCCCGGATGGTCGCGGACGCGACCTATCAAAGCGCGATCCAGATCATCTGGGCGGGCCGCAACGCGTTCCTGGGCCAGACGGCCACGGTCTTGTCCGAGATCGCGGCGATGGTGGCGGCGGCGGAGGCGCGGTCCGGCAAATATCTGGTCTTGAGCGTCACCAACGGCCAGCCCAACGCCGGCGTCACGTCGGGATTGCAGGGGTCCTCGCCCAATTGGGAGGATTTGGGGACCGCTCCGCACACGGACATCGTGACGATCAACACCGCGTTGGCCGCCGCCTATGGCACGCGCTATGTCGACGTGCGCGGGCCCTTGGTTGCGGCCGGAACCGCGCCGGAGATCGCGCGCGACGTGCCCGCGCTGACGCATTTGCTGACGAACGATCCGATCCATTTCGGAACGCTGGGCGCGGCGGTGATCGCCGCCCAGATCAACGCGAAACTCGACAGTTTGGGGTGGTGAAGCCGAAAGGCCAGCCCAGGGCAAGGAAGCCACGATGATCGTAAGTGCGATACGGACCGCGGGCCCCGCGGCTGAACCGGTAAACGTGTCCGAGGCGAAGGCGCACTTGCGCGTCGACCAGGCCCTGGACGACGCGGCGATCGCGGTAATGACGGCCGCGGCGCGCGAATGGGTCGAGGCCGCGGCGGGCCGCGCATTGATCGCGCAAAGCTGGCGCGCGACGCTGGACGCCTGGCCGGCCGGGCCGGCGCTGACGCTGATCCGCCCGCCGGTGCAAGCGGTGATCGCGGTGCGGACATTCTCGGCGGACGGGACCGCGGCCCTCTGGCCCGCCGGGAACTATGCGCTGAGCCAGGGCGCCGAGCCCACAAAGCTGCTGCGTCTGGCGGCGGCCTGGCCCGAGCCTGGGCGCGCCGAGGCCGGGATCGAGATCGATTTGACGTGCGGCTATGGCGCCGCCGGAGCGGACGTGCCGGCCGCGCTGCGGCAAGCGGTTCTGATCGTCCTGGCGGCGCTTTACGAGGGGCGGGCGTCGCTGCCGCCGCAGGCGGAGTTCGAACGGGCGCAGGCATTGATCGCGCCGTTCCGGGTCCGCGGCCTATGACGGGACCCTTGCACGAGCGCGTGACGGTCGAACGCCGTGCGGACAACCCGGATGCGTCCGGCGGCGCCGCGCCGGCCTGGGCCACGGTGGCGTCCGTCTGGGCCAAGGTCGAGCCCCTGGCTGAGACGGAACAGTTTGTGGACGCAAGCCACCGCCAGGTGGCGCGCTACCGCCTGACCATCCGCAGACGGACGGATGTGGGTCCCGGAATGCGCGCCGTCTGGCGGGGAAAGGCGCTGCACCTGCGGTCCGTGCGCGACGCGGGCCCGCGCGATCCTTATGTGATGTTCGACGCCGACGACGGAGAAACGCTGTGAGCGTCAGCCTGGCTCTGCAAGAGGCGGCCATCGCGGCGCTCGCCGCCGACGCGCCTTTGCGCGCCTTGATCGGCGACCCGGCGCGCGTCTTCGACTATGCGCCGCGCGGAACCGCCTATCCCTATCTGACCGTCCAGATCGCGGCGGAGACGGATTGGAGCGTGAGCGGCAGCGAGGGGTTGGAGCATCGCCTGACGATCCAATGCTGGTCCCGATATGCCGGACGGTCCGAGACCGCGCGCGTGCTCGCCCGCGTCCGCGCGGTGCTGCACGACGCCAGCCTGACGGTCGCGGGCGCGCGCCTGGTCAACCTGCGGTGCGAAAATGTGGAGCTCGGCCGCGCGGGCGGCGGCGCGTTCCAAGGCGTGGCGCGCTTCCGCGCGGTCACGGAAACCGTTTAACCAAAGGAGGCCGCGCATGGCTGCGCAAAAGGGCAAGGCGCTGTTGCTGAAGACCGGAGCGGGCACGCCGCTTGTCTACACCACGGCGGCAGGGTTGCGGTTGACCCGGCTGACGTTGAACGCGGAGACGGTGGACGTCACAACCGCCGACAGTGCGAACGCCTGGCGGGAATTGCTGGGCGGCGCGGGCGTCAAATCGGCCGCGATTTCCGGTCAAGGCGTGTTCAAGGACGCCGCCAGCGACGCGTTCCTCAAGGACGCGTTCTTCAGCGGCGAGGCGGTGCCGGTCCAGGCCTTGGTGCCGGATTTCGGCACGCTGACGGGCCTCTTCGTCGTCGCGCAATTGGAATATGCCGGCGAATACAAGGGCGAAGTGTCGTTTTCGTTGAGCCTTGCGTCGGCCGGCGAAATCGTCTTCGCGGCCCTGTGATGGCCGGGGCGGCGATGGTCAATCGCGCGCGCGGGGAGGCGCTGCTGAGCCTGTATGGGCGGGACTACCGCTTGTGCCTGACCTTGGGCGCGCTGGCGGAGATCGAGGCGGGCTTGGACCTTCCTGACTTGAGCGCCCTCGATGCGCGGCTCTCCAAGCCGACCGCGCGCGACCTGTGCGTCATTCTGTGCGCGCTGTTGCGGGGCGGCGGAGAGCCCATGGGCCTGGAGGATGTCGGCCGCCTGCCGCTGGACGCGCGCGCGGTGATGACGGCGGTCTCCGAGGCGTTCGCGGCGGCGGGCCTGCGCGTGGAGGCCTTGGAATGAACCGCGCGGGTGCGCCGTGGGAGACGTGGATGGCGCTGGGCCTGGGCCGGATGCGCCTGAGCCCGCCGGCCTTTTGGGCGATGAGCCTGAAGGAATGGCGTGCCGCTCTGGGTCCCAGTCTGGTCCCCGAGCCGGTCGGCCGCGCGGAATTGCAACGGATGATGGAGGAGTTTCCCGATGAGCCCGGCTGATCCCAGGGATGAGGCGGCGGCTGCCGGAAGGGCCTTGTACGAAGAGCTGACCGGGCCCGCGGTCGCGGCCGGCGCGGTGATCCGCGACGCGATGCGCGAAACGGCGGAGACGGTGGAGGACACGCTCGTGCGTGCCGCGCGCACGGGGCGTTTGAGCTTTGGCGACATGGCGCGTTCCATCGCGGCGGACCTGGCCCGGATCGCCATCAACCGATTCGTGACACAGCCCCTGACCAACGTGCTGACGTCGTTGGCCACCTCCGTGTTCGGCGGCGCGCGGGCCGAAGGCGGTCCGGTCATGGGCGGCCGCGCCTATCTGGTCGGGGAGCGCGGTCCCGAACTGTTCGTACCCGGAATGTCCGGCAGCGTCGTTCCGCGTGCGCCGGGCGCCGCCGGCGTGACGGTGAACGTCTATGCCCGCGACACGGAGAGCTTCCGCCGGTCGCAGGCGCAAATCGCAGGCATGCTGCAGCGCGCCTCCGCGCTGGGCGGCCGGAACGGATAGGGCGCCATGTCCTTTCACGAGATCAGGTTTCCCGCCAAGCTGAGCTTTGGTTCCGCCGGCGGGCCGGAGCGGCGGACGGAGATCGTCACGCTGGGCTCGGGCTTCGAGGAGCGCAACACGCCCTGGGCGCATGGCCGCCGGCGCTACGACGCGGGCTTGGGCCTGAGGTCCCTGTCCGATCTCTACGAGGTTGTGGCTTTCTTCGAAGCGCGGCGCGGGCGGCTTTACGGCTTTCGCTGGAAGGATCCCTTGGACTTCCGGTCCAAGGGCCCCTTGGAAGCCGTGACCGCGCTCGATCAGGTCATCGGGACCGGGGACGGGGTAAGAACCGTCTTTACACTGAGCAAAACCTATGTCTCGGGCCCGGCCTCCTATGTGCGGCCGGTCAAGAAGCCGGTCGCGGGAACCGTCCTCGCGGCGGTCGCGGGCGTGCCTAAGGTCCCCGGCGTGGACTTCACGGCCGACACCGCCCAAGGCACGTTGACCTTTGCGGTTGCGCCCGCCAACGGCGCCAGCGTGACGGCCGGATTCGAATTCGACGTGCCGGTGCGGTTCGACAGCGACAGGCTGGAGATCAGCGTTTCCGCCTTTCGCGCGGGCCAAGCGCCCAGCATTCCGGTGCTGGAGGTGCGCGTGCCATGAGGACCCTCGACCCCGGTTTGGCGGCGCACCTGGCGTCCGGCGCGACGACGCTGTGCCACTGCTGGAAAGTGACGCGGACGGGCGCGAGCCCGATGGGCTTCACCGACCATGACGAGGCCGTGAGCTTCGACGGAACGGTCTATGCGGCGGCGACGGGTTTTGAGGCGAGCGCGATCGAGGCGGGCCTGGGCCTGTCGGTGGCGAACCAGGACGTCATGGGCGCGCTGGCGTCGGCGGGTCTGACGGAAGCGGACTTGGCGGCGGGGTTCTATGACGGCGCGGGGATCGAGATCTGGCGCGTGAATTGGGCGAACCCCGCTCAGCGCGTGATGCTTTTGGCCGGAGAGATCGGCGCGGTGACCCGCACGCCCCTGGCCTTCACCGCGGAGGTGCGCAGCCTGGCGCACCGTCTGAACCGGCCGGTGGGACGGGTCTATCAGTATGCGTGCGACGCGGATCTGGGGGACGCGCGGTGCAAGGTGAATGTGAACCAGCCGGCATTCCGCGCCACGGGCGCGGTGACCGGGGTCGCCGGCGCGCGGCAGTTCGCGGGCTCGGGCCTGAGCGGTTTCGCGCCCGGATGGTTCGTGAACGGAACGATCGCGTGGACCTCCGGCGCGAACGCCGGCTTGACGCGTCCGGTCAAGGCGAGCGCGGGCGCGGACCTGGAATTGTGGGAACCGATGCCGTTCCCGGTCGCGGTGGCGGACGCGTTCGCGGTGACCGCGGGCTGCTCCAAGACCTTCGCCGTGTGCAAGGCAAAGTTCAACAACGGCCTGAACTTCCGCGGTGCGCCCCTCATGCCCGGGAACGATTGGGTGGTGAGCGCGCCGGCCGCGGGCGGCCACAATGACGGCGGGAAACTGACGGGATGAGACGCGCGGACATCGTGGCGGCGGCGCGCGCCTGGATCGGCACGCCCTATGTGCATCAAGCGAGCGTCAAGGGCGTCGGCGCCGATTGCCTGGGGCTGGTCCGCGGGGTCTGGCGCGACACGATGGGTCCGGAACCGGAGCGGCCTCCGGCCTATTCGAGCCTGTGGCGCGTGTCGGGGGGCATGGAGCCCTTGCGCGACGCGGCGCGGCGGCACCTGACGGAAGTCCCGGCCGCGCAGGCGCTGGCGGGCGATGTCGTGCTGTTCCGGATGCAGGAAGAAGGACAGGCGCGCCACGCCGCGATCCTGACCGGCGGGGACGCGATGGTGCATGCCTATTCCGGCCGCGGCGTGCTGGAGCAAACCGTGACGCCCTGGTGGCGGCGGCGGATCGCGCACGCGTTCCGGTTTCCCGGTGTGGAGGACTGAGATGGCCACGGTGCTGTTGAGCGCGGCGGGTTCCGCGATCGGAAGCGCGCTTCTGCCCGCGGGATTGTCCGTGTTCGGCGTCGCGCTGACCGGAGCGGCCATCGGCGGCGCGGCGGGAACGCTGGCGGGAACCTTCGCGGACGCGGCGATTTTCGGCCGCAAGGTCAAGTATGCCGGGCCGCGTCTTTCGGACTTGCAGGTCCAGACCTCCAGCGAGGGTGCGCCGGTCCCGCGCGTGTGGGGCCGCGCGCGACTGGCCGGACAAATCGTTTGGGCGGCGCGTTTCAAGGAAAGCCAGGTCGAAGAAGAGCAAGGCGGCAAGGGCCTGGGCGGCGGCGCGACGGCCACGAGTTATCGCTATACGGCAAGCTTTGCCGTGGGCCTGTGCGAGGGCGTCATCGCGCGCATAGGCCGCATATGGGCGGACGGCAAGCCCTTGGACCGGACGGGTCTGACCATTCGCGTCTATGACGGCGGCGAGACGCAAACGCCCGATGCGGTGATCGAAGCGGTGGAGGGTGCGGGCAATGCGCCCGCGTTTCGCGGCTTGGCCTATGTCGTGTTCGAGGATTTGCCCCTGGAGAAATTCGGCAATCGCGTGCCGCAATTGCAGTTCGAAGTGTTCCGCAGGCCCCAAGGCGCGGGGTTGGAAGACCGCATCAAGGCTGTGAACATCATTCCGGGTACGGGCGAATTCGCTTATGCGTCCGACCGCGTGCTGCGCGTGACGGGACCGGGTACGACCGTCCCGGAGAATGGCGTCAACGCCAGCGGCCGGCCCGACTTTGCCGAAGCGTTGGACCAGTTGGCGGCGGATCTGCCCATGGCGAAGTCCGTGCTGCTGACCGTCACCTGGTTCGGGACGGATTTGCGCTGCGGCGTCTGCGAGATCAAGCCGGGGGTCGAAGCGGCGGTCAAGACCACGGCGCCGGTGGCGTGGAGCGCGGGCGGCGTGGACCGCGCGGGCGCGCATCTGATTTCCAGCGGTCCCGGCGGCCCCAACTATGGCGGCACGCCCGCCGACGCGAGCGTGCTTCAGGCGATCGCCAGCCTGAAGGCGCGCGGCATAAAAGTGTTCCTGTATCCGTTCGTTTTGATGGACATTCCGGCAGGCAGCGGGCGGCCCAACCCCTATGCGCCAGCAGCGGAGCAACCAGCCTTTCCGTGGCGGGGACGGATCACCTGCCACCCCGCGGCGGGCGTTGCGGGCACGCCGGACAAGACCGCGGCGGCGGCGTCGCAGGTGAGCGCGTTCTTCGGCTCCGCGGCGCCGGGAGATTTCGCGGCGGCGGGCGGCGCGGTGGTCTATACCGGTCCCGCCGAATGGTCCTATCGCCGCTTCATCTTGCATCTGGCGAAGCTGAGCACAGTAGCGGGCGGCGTGGACGGCTTTGTCATCGGGTCGGAGATGCGGGGCCTGACGACGGTGCGCTCCTCAGCCAGCGCCTTTCCGGCCGTGACGGCGATGAAAGCCCTGGCGGCCGACGTGCGCGCCGTTCTAGGCGCGGGGCCGAAACTGACCTATGCCGCCGACTGGACAGAATATTCCGGCCATCAGCCTGCGGACGGGTCGGGCGACGCGTTTTTCCATTTGGACCCGCTCTGGAGCGACGCGAACATCGACGCGGTTGGGATCGATTTCTACGCGCCCCTGAGCGACTGGCGCGACGGTGGCGCGCACTTGGACGCTCTGGCGGGGGTGCCTTCGGTCTATGATCGCCCCTACCTGCGCAGCCGCGTCGAAGGCGGCGAGGCCTATGATTGGTATTATGCGGACCAGTCCGCGCGTACCAGCCAGACCCGCGCCGCCATCACGGACGGTGCCTATGGCGAACCCTGGGTGTTCCGGCCGAAGGATATCCGCAATTGGTGGCTGAACGCGCATTACGACAGGCCCGCGGGCGTGCGCAGCGGCTCTCCGACCGCGTGGGTTCCGCAAAGCAAACCGGTTTGGCTGACGGAGTTTGGCTGTCCGGCCGTCGACAAGGGACCGAACCAACCCAACCTATTTTATGACCCCAAGTCGAGCGAGAGCGGCGTTCCCTATTTTTCCAGCGGCGCGCGCGACGACGCGGCCCAGCGCGCCTATCTGGACGCCGTCATCGCGCATTGGGACCCGGCCAATGGGAACAACCCTCTGTCTACGGTGTATTCCGGGCGCATGATCGATCCCGAGCGGATGTTCGTGTGGGCCTGGGACGCCAGGCCCTATCCCGACTTTCCCTTGCGTGAGAGCGTCTGGCGCGACGGGCCCAATTGGGAGAAGGGCCATTGGCTGAACGGACGCATGGGCCTGGTCCCGGTGGCGTCGGCAGCCGAGGAACTATGCGCCGCAGCCGGATTGCCAGGCATCGACGCGAGCGGCGTGGAGGCATTGGCGGCCGGATATGTGGTGGGCGAGACGCAGAGCGCGCGCGCAAGTCTTGAACCCCTGCTCACCGCCTTCGGCCTCGACGCCTTGGAGAGCGGCGGCATTATCAGGCTGCGCTCGAAGGGCCAGGCGCCGGTCCTGACGGTCGGTGCGGAGCAACTGGCGTTGAGCGAGGAAGGCGGCGCGCGCTATGCGCTGGAACGCGCGCAGGACGCGGACCTGCCTGCGGCGGTGCGCGTGGGTTTCCTGGACGCCCACGCCGACTATCGGGCTGGCTCCGCCGAAGCCCGCAAGCCGGGCCCGGCGGGCGGCCGCGTCGCGCAATCGAGCCTCGATTTGGTGATGGAGGCGCGCGACGCCCAAGCCGTGGCGGAACGGATATTGCTCCAAGCCCAGGCGGGGCGGGAACGGGCGCGCTTCGCATTGCCGCCCTCGGCCTTGGCGTTGGAGCCAGGCGATGCGATCGCCTGGACCGCATCGGGCCAGACGCGAACCCTGGCGATCCTGTCGGCGACGGACGCGGGCGCGCGCGAGATCGAGGCGGAGAGCCGCGAACCCAGCCTCTATGCCGCCCGCAGCGGCGAGCCGCGCATCCGCACCGAGCGTCCGGCGGCGGCCCCGGGAACGGTGCTGGTGCACTTTTTGGATGTCCCGCTTCTGACGGGTTCGGAAACCCCGCACGCGCCGCGCGTGGCGGCCTTCGCCAATCCCTGGCCGGGCGGCGTCACGATCTTGAAGAGCAATGGCGGAGCGTTCTCGCCAGTCGCCACGGCGGGAGGCCCCGCGATTGCCGGAGAACTGACCGCGCCGCTGTATCGCGGTCCGGAAGGGCGGTGGGACCGGGGAAACTCCGTATACGTCAAACTGTATGGCGGAGCGCTGGCGGCCCGTACGGTCGAGGACGTCCTTGCTGGAGCGAACGTCTGCGCCATCCGCAACGCGCAAGGCGGATGGGAGATCCTGCAGTTCGCTGACGCCGAATTGACGGGACCCGGCGCCTATCGCCTGTCGCGATTGCTGCGCGGACAGGCCGGAACCGAAGGCGAGATGCGCGATCCTGTCGCCGCCGCGGCGCCGTTCGTGCTTCTCTCCGGCGTGGTGCGCACGCTGGACGTGCCTTTGGCCGATCGCGGCCGGACGCTGACCTGGCGCTATGGGCCGGCGGGCGTGGCGGCGGACGATCCGCGCTTTGCGGAGACGGCGTTCGCCGTGACCGCGGTGGGTTTGCGTCCCTTGAGCCCGGCGCATCTGCGCGGCTGGCGCGACGGCGCGGGCGACATACAGCTGCGATGGACGCGGCGCACGCGGATCGGCGGCGACGGCTGGGACGGCGGCGACGTGCCCTTGAGCGAGGCGGCGGAGACCTATCGCGTCGAGATATTGGATGGCGCGACGGTGAAGCGGACCGTGACGGCCGCAGCGCCGCAAGCGGTCTACACCGCCGCCCAGCAGATCGCCGATTTCGGTTCGGCCAGCTTTTCGCCGCTGGACCTGCGTGTCGCCCAGGTCAGCGACGTGTTCGGAGCGGGCGCCTATCGGACGGAGAGAGTATATGTCTAG